TGGATAAGGCAATCTATGCCTGATGGTTTATCAAGAGAAACATCTCCTGATTATTATGATTATATAGAAGAGGAATTTAGAAGAAGAAGGGATGGCTTATGGTTTATGAACAATGGTGAACCCACATACATAACAGGTAGTCACTACATGTTTATACAATGGTCTAATATTGATGTTGGGTACCCTGATTATAGAGACGCTAATAGAAAGTTTTTCTTATTCTGGCAAGCCTGTAAGATTGATCCAAATTGTATGGGTATGTGTTTTTTAAAGAACAGGCGTTCTGGATTCTCATACATGGCTAGTGCTGAAATGGTTAACCAAGCTACACAAACATATGAATCCAACTTTGGTTTATTGTCAAAAACAGGTTCAGATGCTAAGACAATGTTTACAGATAAGGTTGTTAGAATATATAGAAGATACCCATTTTTTTTCCAACCAATACAAGATGGTTCAAGTAATCCAAGGGTTGAATTAGCCTTTAGAGAACCAGCAAAAAAGATAACAAAGAAGAGTAAATATATACAATCTTCTGATGCACTTAATAGTGTTATAGATTGGAGAAACACAGCAGATAATAGTTATGATGGTATGAAACTAAAACTACTTGTTCATGATGAAGCAGGTAAGTGGACAGGATCAACATCTATAGCTAAAAATTGGAGAGTAACTCAAACATGTCTTCTTTTAGGTAGAAAGATTGTTGGTAAGTGTATGATGGGTTCCACTGCAAATAAACTAGAAGATGGGGGTTTAGAATATAAAAATCTCTATTATGATTCTAATGTGGATGATAAAGATTTAAATGGTAGAACTAAATCAGGGTTATACTCTTTGTTTATACCATCTTATGAGAACCTGGAAGGGTTTATAGATGAGTATGGTTTCTCAGTTATAGATACCCCTGAAAGACCAGTTATGGGCTGTGATGATGTTCAAATAGATGTTGGTGCAAAAAACTATATAGAAAACAGAAGAGATGGTTTAAAAAATAATACAAATTCATTATCAGAGTTTAAAAGACAATTCCCATTTACATCTGAAGAGGCTTTTAGAAATGATTCACTTTCTAGTGTGTTTGATGTAGAAAAAATATATCAACAAATGGATTATAATGAAACTGTCGATAATTTAACAACTAAAGGTGATTTTATATGGAAAAATGGTATTCAAGACAGTGAGGTTATTTGGGTTCCAAACTCTAAGGGTAAATGGGAGGTCTGTTGGTTTCCTGAAAAAAGCAGGCAGAATAACATTGAATTAAAATACAATAAAAAGAAACCAGGAAATAGTCAGTTTTTGGTAGCAGGCTGTGACCCTTATGATCATGACACAACAACAGATGGTAGAAGATCTAATGCAGCTTGCCATGTATATCATAAATTTACAATGGATGAAAACAGTCCATGTGAGCAGTTTGTTTGTGAATACATTAATAGGCCACCAAAAGCAGAAATATTTTACGAAGACATGATTAAGCAGTGTATTTTTTATGGGTGTCCAATACTTATAGAGAATAATAAAATAGGTATAATAAAATACTTTGAGAGAAGAGGTTATTATGAATACTTAATGGATAGACCTGAATCAACACATACTGACTTTAGTAAAAGGCAACAAACCAAAGGAATACCTGGTTCAGGTGTGGCTGTTATTAACGCACAAGCAGAGGCAGTGGCAACTTATATATATGATCATGTTGGTGTAAAACCAGACACTGGAGAGGTGGGAAAATGTTATTTTAACAACCTTTTGGACGATTGGAGCAGGTTCGATATAGACAACAGAACAAAGTTTGATGCAACTATTAGTTCTAGCTTAGCATTATTAGCAGCACAAAAATTCGTTACAATTAAGAAAGAATCGCCAAAATTTATTAAATTTGTCAAAACATACCACAATAAAGGGTTTTTATCTAAATTAATAAAATAAATGGAATTAGAAAATGCAATAAGCAAAATAAAAAAGGTTGGCAATTATCCCAGTCCATTTGTTTCGCCAAAAATAAAGGAGAAAAAAGAATATGGCTTATCATACTTCAAGAGAATGTATTATGATTGGAAAGATAATCATGAACAAAATGTAGATAGCAAAAAAGCTAGATACGCTAAAGCAAGAAGTTATGCTCAAGGTTCTCAAAATGTTGCAAAATACAAAGACCTTTTAGACGTGGAGGGTGATTCATCTTATCTAAACCTAGACTGGACTCCTGTAAATATAATTCCCAAGTTCTTAGATTTAATTGTTAATGACCTGGCTAACCAAGAATATGAGATTCAAGCAAATGCTATTGATCCACTTTCTATAACTCAAAGAGAGAAGGATAAATTAAAAATGTTTGCACAAATGATAACAATGCCTAGTTTACAGGAAATGGTAAAAGTTACTGGGTATAATGTTGAACAAAAAGGATACATACCAAGAACACAAGAAGAACTTGACCTACATATGAATCTCAATTATAAACAAGCTACTGAGATATCAATGGAAAAGGGTATTAAGTTTGTTATGGACATGAATGATTTTGAAGCAACCAAAAAAGCAGTTATAAGAGACTTAACTGTATGTGGAGTGGGTGCTTGTAAAACACAACTTGACCCAAACACTGGTGTTAAAATAAAATACGTTGACCCATCAAATTTAATAACATCTTATTCTAATAGAGAAGATTTTAGTGACATACAGCACGCAGGTGAGGTTTACACTATGACAATAGGTGAATTGAAAAGAATAGCAGGAGACCAACTTAGCGAGGTTGACTATGAAAAAATAGCCAGCGAATATGCAGGTAAAAATCAAAACAACGATATATCCCCAAATCAAGAGTCGTACTTAAATCAGTTTGATTATGAGTTTGAGTATGATAAATATAGAGTAACAGTTTTAGATGCAGAATTTTTCTCAACCAACGAATTAAAGTATGAGAAAAAAAAGAACGCATATGGTGGTTATTCTTTAAACAAAAAACCCCACGACTATAAAAAACCAAAAACATCTAAATTCGAAAGGGAACTTATAGCAACTTCTGTTAAGGTTGTTTATTCAGGGAAGTGGATCGTGGGAACTGACTACATCATTAATTATGGCTTAGCTAAAAACATGATGAGAAATAAGTCTAACTTGACAGAAACAAAACTATCATATGTTGTATATGCACCTGGAGTACATAGAATGATAAATAAATCTTTAGTAGAGAGAATGATTCCTTTTGCAGACCAAATTCAACTTGCTCACCTAAAGCTCCAACAAGTAATAGCAAAGGCGAGACCAAAGGGTGCAGCTTTTGAGCTTGGTGCATTAGAGAACGTTTCAAAAGGTGATGGTGGAACTTTTACGCCACTAGAGCTTCAGGAAATATATGATCAAACTGGTAATATATATTACAGAACAGTTGGGGATGATGGAAACCCAACAGGAGCAATCCCAGTTCAAGAACTTGAGAATGGTATAGGTGCTGATATGCAAAAATTAATAGCCATATACCAACATAACCTACAAATGATAAGAGATGTTTCTGGCGTAAACGAAGCTAGAGAGGGGGCAAAGCCACCAAGCGAAGCTTTAGTTGGTGTTCAAAAACTTCAATTAATGGCATCAAATAATGCAACTAGAAACATAAATGATGGACACTTGAATATAACAAAAAGGGTTGCAGAATGCTTATGTATGAGATTGCAAGATGCAATGCAAAACAAAAGTAAATTCAAATCTTATTTAAATGCACTTGGAAGGGGAACTGTTGCGATGTTTGATATTAATAAGGATATATCTATTCATGAGTTTGGAATAACCCTAGATGTTGCCCCAGACGAAGAAGAGAGAACTCAACTTGAGGCAAACCTACAGGTATCTCTTGCTCAAAAAGAAATAAGACTTGAAGATGTTATAACAATAAGAAGGATTAAAAATATTAAACTTGCTAACCAGGTTTTAATGTTTAGAAGAAAAAAATATCAAGAAGAGGAGTCTAGAAAAGCTAAAGAGCAGCAGAAAATAAACGCTGATATACAGGCTCAGGCAGCCCAACAGCAATCACAGTTAAAACAGCAAGAGACTCAAATGCTTGCTAATGTAGAGCTTCAAGCAACGCAAGCAAAGTCTCAAGCAAGAATACAAGAGCTTCAGGCAGAGTACCAATTAAAAGATCAGCTTGAGCAACAAAATCACCAAAGAAGAATGGCTGAAATACAACTAAATAACACAGGAAAAGTTGAGGTGGCAGCTAAGGCTGGTGATGTAAAATTAAAGTCACAAGACAAGCAAGCATATAATCAATCTAGGATGATTGAGCAAAAAAGAGATAGAGCACTGCCCTTATCTCAATTAGAGTCAGCAAATGAAAATATTGAACAGGAGGTGGGCACTCCAGAAAATCCAATGCCAAATAGTTTAAAATAATTATTGGTTTATGGAAATAAAGATATATATTTGCACATATACTAATTTAATTTAATACAATATGGCTGAAGAAAAAATAGATATCGCTAAAGATTTCGCTGAATTTACAGATTCAAGCGTTACAATTGACAACGAATCCACACCAAATGAGAACAGTGAGGATTTAAATTTACAAATCAATGAGCCTGAAAATGACTCTAGCGATATGAGAATAAAGTACACAGAAACACCTAAAGAGGAGGTTTCTGAAGAAAAAACAGATAGTTCTTTGACAAAAGATTCTAGTCAGCAAGATGTAGAATCAAACGAATCAAATGAGTCAGACCAACAGTCTGAATCTGAAACTGAACAAAATAGTGAGGTGGAGGAAAAGGTGGTTGGTGACGAGGATGCATTATTTGTTCTAAACGAGAAGTATGGAACAGATTACGAAAACCTAGACGATTTATTAGATGATCTTGAGAGAGAAGAGGAACAACAATTTGCCAACGAGCAGTTGGCACAATTAAACAAGTTTGTTTCTG